GGCGGAAACGCCGGAACTCTCGACGCCCGAGGCATCTGCGCCGACGGCCGAGAACGAGCAGCCTTCCACCGACGAACCCGACGACGCGGGTGGTGACCTGGACACACAGGGCACCGATACCGAGTTCGAGGAAGTCGATTACGAAGGCAAGAAGTATTCGGTCCCAAAGGAGGTCAAGGACGCACTCCTGCGGCAAGCCGACTACACGCGAAAGACCCAGGAACTTGCGGAATCCCGCAAACAATTCGAGGAAACTTTCGCGCAACGCGAGGCTCGTATTGAGGCCGAAAGGGCAAACATCGGAGCGGTTGCAAAACTGACCGCTTTGGATGAACGCTTGCAGCAGTACAGCCAAGTGAACTGGCAGCAACTGAGCGCGGAAGATCCCGTTCGCGCACAGCAGGAGTTTTTCACGTTCCAGCAACTGAAGGACGCTCGCCAGGGTTTTGCATCACAGATCCAGCAGCACGAAAGCCAGCGGGCACTGCAAGAGCAGCAAGAGATTGCGCGCTCTATGCAACAAGCCAACGAGGTGCTAGGCCGCGAGATCAAACAGTGGTCGCCGGAGTACGCCAAATCCCTGCGCGAAGTGGCGAAGGGGCTAGGGGCGAGTGACAAGGACTTGGACGGTATCCGCGCACCGTGGGTAGTCCGAGCCTTGCACGCGCAGAAGGTGCTTTCGGAGATGACCGCAAAGGCGCAGAAGGCCACGCCTGCCCCTGCCGCTACACCCGTCAAGACCATCACCGGGGGCGCTGCCAAAGGCACCGTAGACCCCGACAAGATGCCCATTGGCGAGTGGATGCGGATGGAGCAAGCACGCATGGCAAAGATGCGCCGCAGATAGACGACTCGCAACCAAACCAAGGCCGCCTTCGGGCGGTTTTTGCATTTCTAGGAGCCTGACATGGCAACCAATACCATCCTCACCCCGACCGCCGTCACGCGCAAAGCGCTGGCGATCCTTCACCAAAAACTTAATTTCATCGGCACCATCAATCGCCAGTACGACGATTCGTATGCCAACGCTGGCGCGAAAATTGGCGACTCGCTGAAAATCCGTCTGCCCAACCAGTACACCGTCCGCTCCGGTGCTAGCCTTTCGGTGCAAAACACCGTCGAGCAAAGCACCACGCTGCAAGTCGCAACGCAGAAGGGTGTGGACATCGAGTTCAGCTCGAAAGAGCTGACCATGGACATCGACGACTTCGCTGATCGCATCCTTGAGCCGGCTATGGCCGTCCTGGCGGCGAACATCGAGGCTGACGCGCTGTCGATGTACAAGGACGTTTACAACATTGTCGACAACGACGGCAATGCGCTTACGTTCCTGAACGTCATGCAGGGCCGCAAGGTTCTCAACGACAACCTCGCGCCGATGGACAACAACCGCACCGCGCTGCTGTCCACCGACCACACCGCGAAGCTGGTCGATGCGCTCAAGGGTCTGTTCCAGGACTCCAACGCGATCAAGCAGCAGTACAAAGAGGGCATGATGGGCCGCACCGGTGGTTTCGACTTCTACGAAAACACCCTGTTGAGCAACCACGCCACCGGCACCGCACCGAAAACCACGCTGTACACGGTCAACGGCGCAGTCACCACCAACGGCTCGACCAGCGTCACCATCCAGACCGGCACCGCGTCGTTCCTGGTGGGCGATGTGTTCACCGTGGCCGGTTGCTTCCGCGTCCATCCCGAAACCAAGGTTTCGACTGGCGTGCTTCAGCAGTTCGTTGTGACCGCTGATCGCTCGGGCGCTGGTGCTATGTCCTTTGCGCCTGCGCTGTACACCTCCGGCGCTTTGCAGAACGTCGTCGCTGCCGGTATGGCGAACAGTTCGGCAATCGTGAAGGTGGGAGCTGGTGCATCGGAACTCATCACCCCGTCGATGGTCTACCACCGCGATGCGTTCACGTTTGCGACGGCCGACCTCGTGCTGCCCAAGGGCGTGGACTTCGCCGCGCGTGAAGTGTTCGACGGCATCTCGATGCGGACCGTGCGTCAGTACGTCATCTCTACCGACCAGTTCCCCTGCCGGATCGATGTGCTGTACGGCTACAAGACGCTCCGCGCGCAACTCGCGGCCCGTCTGCACGCTGACGGCTAAGAGCAGTTAGCAGCAACGCAGCCCCGGCGCTCACAAGGTGCCGGGGCTGTTTCACATGAAACATTGGGGGACGCATGGCACTTAGTACCTACGGCGAGCTGCAAGACGAAGTGGCAAACTGGCTGCAACGCTCGGACCTTGCCGCCCGCGTCCCTACGTTTATCGAGATGGCAACGAGCAAGTTCAACCGTGAACTGCGCGTGCCTGAGATGGAAAGCCGCGACACATCGACGGCTAATGCTGAGTTTCTCGCGCTGCCTGACGACTTTCTCGAAATGCGCTACGTCACCGGCAACGGTGCCGCATTGCGCTACATGAACCCGAATGCGTTCGCCGCCGTCATCGACTCCGACGGCCTTGCGCTGTCCACGATCTACACGCTGACGGATATGCAGTTGCGCATTTACCCTGCGCCTACTGCCGCCGAGCCGCTGTCCATTGTCATCAGTTACTACGAGCGTCTGACGCCGCTGGTCAATAGCATCGACACCAATTGGCTGCTGACTTCGTACCCAGATGCGTACCTGTGTGGCGCACTAGTGCAAGCGCGTTCGTTCCTGCACGACGATCAGCGCGTGGCGCTGTGGTCGGAGTTGCTGACCGAAGCAATGGAGCCGTTGCGCCGTCGCAAGCTCATCGCTACCGGCGTCACTGTCGATGCACGCGGCGATCTGCCGGTGACATCGCCAACCTTTGACATCACGACGGGGCTGTAATGGCGACTGTAGTCCAGACCTCGACCGTCTCGCGCTTCAACGGCCAGAGCAATTCGGCGGGCGCATCTATCACGCTTGCGGGCGTGACCGCCGGCAGTGCGTTGGTTGCTGTCTGCTGCTCGACCCGGCTGAATACCACTTCCGGCGGGCTTGTCGCTGCGGTGACCAGCAGCCCGTCGGCAACGTGGAGTGCTGCGGGTACGTCGTACTTCACGACGGCGGGCGGGCACCGAGTCGCAGCGGAGATGTTCGTTGCGCACGCGGTTACTGGCGGCTCTACCACGGTGACGCTCGACACGACGTATGAGACTAACGATACGGGCGTGTCGTGGTTCTTCGTTGAATTGAGCGGGCTGGCGTCTGCGGCGAGCTTTGACAAGACGGATGATGCGTCGGTATCCGATGCGGCAACGTCCATTACCGCAGGCCCGACGACAGCCTTGGCGCAAGCTAGCGAGTTTGTGCTCGCGGTTGCGTGCTCGCGATATTGGTGGAACTACAACGGCGGATCGGCGGCACCGTCCGGCTACACCACGCTGGCAAGCAACGTCGTAGACGACGGGGTAGGGACGACGTTCCACGCCAGCTATAAGAACGTGTCCGCAACGACTGCGGTATCGGCAACGTGGACGGTGCCTGCTACCGACGGCGGGCCGGCGCTTATCAGCACGTTCAAGAACTCCGGTCTGCGTATCCGTTGCACGTTCAAAAACGGCACCGCCCCGGACGACATCGACAGCGTTACGGACATCACGGCTTATGTGTGGGAGGGCGAGCCGTCGGATAGTTTGGCGATCAAGTACACCGGGCTGAATGCGGAAGCGAGTGGCAATACGCTGTTCATCCCCGCGCCGGGTTGGGCGGCTGCCACTGACACGGTGACCGTGATTGCGTACAGCGCGTCGGGCGGCGCAAGCCCGTTGATGCTCGGCGTCGTGGAGTAAGCATGACGACATCCGCGCAGGCGCAGGTAATGGTGTCCCACATGGGCACCAATACCGTGATCCTTCCCGGTGCGCCCAACATCGACTCGCTAAAAGGCGGCTCGGTCATCATGGGCGGCGACATGCGGTCGGTGGCTACCCCGTCCTGGTGGTCGGGCAACAACCAGGCGGCCACGCAAACGTACTGGTCTTGGCTGCTGCCTTGGAACATTATTTGGGACGTACAGGGGCACGTAGACGGGCTAAACGTCCGCGCTGCCATACGTGACCAAGAGATGTGGGTACTGTTCGACACCGGCCCATGGGTGCGGCTGGACTACTCGCAAGCGCCAGCCGGCGACTCGTTTGAGCGTAGTTACACAGGCGGGCCGTTTGGCAGTGCGACGACGCGGTACGAGTCCGACGGCTCTGTATCGACCAAGATTTCGCCTACTGGCGGCATCTATCACGGTTACGGCAACATCATTGCCATCGGCGCACCCGGCACGGTGGTAGCGATTCATACGCGATGCCTTGCGCGCAAGATCACAGAAAACCCTGCACTGCCTGACCAGCGGGATAGCGCGCGGTATGCGGTGCAGATGGGCTGCGACTCGCTGCCAAATGCAACGGGCAATCAGCAGGCGGCGTCCGCTACGTACTGGCCGGGTGCAATGTCCAGCCGATTTGTAGAGCTTAGTAACGAGTGGGAACCGATCTACTCGACGACGCTTGTCAGCGCCCGATCCGTCGATAATTCCGTAGCGCGGAATTCCCGGCAGACGATCACCGACGCCGCGTTCCTGCTAAACCCTCCCCCTGTCGATGGGTGGCTGCCGAATACGACGACGCAGCCCCCGGTAATCGTGCCGACGCCGACGGTGCAATACATCGAGGCAATCGGTGACTCGCTGACGCAGGGCAATGAGTCGGTGACGCCCGGATACCGTACTTGGCGCGGGCAGTTCCAGACGCTGCTATCTGCTGCCGCTGTGCCGTTCGACATGATCGGCCCGCGCTCGGATACGCCCGTCAACGGCGGGAGCGACCCGGACCACGCTGCTTGGGGTGGCGCGAGTATCGACTCGACCGGCGATGCGTCAAACAACATTTACGACCGGCTTGGGACGATCTTTGCGACTCAGTACCAGCCGACCATTGTAATCCTGTACATCGGCATTAACGACCGGACTTCTACGTCGGCGTCTCGTTACGAGACGCTGTACAACCAAATTCGCACGCTGCGCCCAAATGCGAAAGTGTGCCTTTGCACGATAGCGCCGCAGCAGGGCGAGACGGAAGCACAGACTAACGTGTCCTTGCCGTACTACGCTGACATTAACACCAAAGCGCGCGACCTCGCCGCAGCTAATAGCACGACGACGACATACGCTGACCTTGCAAAAGCGCCGCTAGTCGCAGGCGACTACTACGACATCTGGCATTACAACCCGACCGGCGGGACAAAGATTGCGCAAGTGATCTTCGACGCCCTGCTCGCCAAGGGCTGGATTGGCACTGCCACCGAGCCGCCGGTTGTTACGCCTCCCCCCGGCCTGCCGCTTATCCCTAAGTGGTTCGACCGCGACGACGGTGCGGGTGCGTATGCGTGGGTGGGCGTGGTATCGGCGGGCGACGGCGGCACAACCGGATCGGTAACTCAGGACGACGACATGCAGACCATCAAACAATCGGAAGTCACGGCCGCGCGCCGCCGTATCTACTTTGACTGCCTGGACGCGACCGACGGCTACACGCCCGAGACGGGGCTGACCTTCGCGTCTGGTGAATTAAAACTTTCCAAGGCCGGCGCGGCGGAAGCCAACCACACAGGCAGCGTGACGGAGATTGGCGGGGGTACGTACATGTACGAAGCCACAGCGACCGAAGTCAATACGCTTGGCGTCCTGCAATTTCGCGTCGTCAAGACGGGCGTGCGTGGCTATCGGTCACGAATCCAGATCACCGGCATTGATGTTCACGACGGCGCGGCTGCGGGGCTGACAAACCTGTCTGTCTCCACCGGTTCGCTGCTGACGACCGCAGGCTACGTCAACCCGCTGACGGCGGCTGATGGCATCGAGACGGGGTACACGCTACAGGGCGCGCTGCGCTACTTGCTGGCGGCGCACGCTAAACGCTCTGGCGTTGGCGGCACGACCGAGGTGTACCGCAGCATCACCGACAGCAAGGCGCGTATTACGCTGACCGTGGACGCGAGCGGCAATGTCACCAACGTCGTGACGGACCTGACGTAATGTTCCGCTCTGCACTGTTTGCGGCCCGGTTGTTTCGCGCCGGGATGTTCGGGTATGCGCAGGCCGACATTGTGCTGCCTACGCCGTCTAACGGTACGTGGCTGCGCCTGCCGCGCGACTCCGAGGTGTGGATCAGGATTCCGCGCTCGACATGAGTCCGAATATTCCGCTCCTGTCGTGGAGTCCTGACGCGGACTCTACCCTGCCGGGTGTCATTACGTCCGCGCACAACGTGCTGCCAACGACGCGCGGGTATGCGCCCGAGATGCAACTTGTAAACTCCCCGAGCAACGCGATCACGCTCCCGTCGCGCTGCCTGGGCGGGGCTACGGTGCGGCTGGGGCTGAACTCGCCGGTATTGGTGCTGGCGACCGACACGGGCATTTACAGCTACTTCGGCTCGCAGTACAACATCAGCCGCGCCGCCCCCTACGTTGCCGCCTCGCCCGCGTTTGCGTGGCGCTTTGACAGCTTTGGCGAGGTCATGCTCGCGGTGCAGTCCAGCAACGTTTTGCAGCAGTCTGTAGGGCCGGCTGCGGGCGTTGCGATGACTGACGTATCAGGTGCGCCCGCGGCTAATACGATGGCCGTACAGTCCGGCTTTGTGATGCTGGGCGGCACGACTACCGGCGGCTGGAACTACCCCGACGGCTGGTGGTGCAGCGGGTTGCAGCGGTATGACCTGTGGACGCCGGACATTGCTACGCAGTCGGCGCAAGGCCGGCTGACGCAGACTCCGGGCGCGATTACCCGGATGATTTCGTACCGGGACAATATCCTAGCGTTCAAGGCCGATTCGTTGCTGCGCGGTGCGTACATCGGCACGCCGCAGATATGGGGCTGGTCGGTTGTGTCTACGGACATTGGCATGGCGGGCCACGATGCGGTTACTCAGGCCGAGGGCATCTTGTACTGGCTGGGTGCTGATGGCTTCTACCGGCACAACGGCGGCAGTATTGAGCGGATCAAGTCGGCTCCCTGGAACTTCTTTCGAGAGGCCATTGGCGCGGACACCAACTTCACCTTTGTCCAGTGCGTGTGGGACGCGGTGCGCCGGGTGGTGCGGTGGTACTACCCCGGCCGCAATGCTGTCGGCGGCACGCTGACTGAATGTGTGTCGTACCACGTAGAGTCGGACCGTTGGGGCTACTCGCAACTGGCGGCGGATTGGGTGTGCACGGGCCCGCGCGAGTACGTGCCGGTGCCGCCGTCCATGCTGCCGAGGTTTACCAACGATCTGCCGCTGGTTGTGGACTCGACCAACCATGCAGCGCAGGCGTACATCGGCCTACCCGGTGCGTCTGACATCTCGACAGGCGACTTCGGTGACGACGACGCGGTGTCGATGGTGCGGCGCGCGCGTGCGCGCTGGCTGCAAGCGCCGGCGGTTAGCACTGCCGCGCATTATCACCGGATGAACCTGTCCGATGCGCTGGTGCTGGGTACTGAGGAGCCTTTGCTCGACGGAAAGTACGACTTCAGTCATTCGGCCCGCTGGCATCGGGTGACGTTCAATTCCAGCGGCATGTATGAAATGAACGGCTTTAGCGTTGACGTTAGTCCGGCGGGTAAGCGATGAGAGTCAACACCGAAGGCCGCCTTCCTAACGAATCGCCCGAGCTACAGACCGTGCTGCGCGAGGTGGCGCAGGAAGTGAACGTCCTAGCCGGCCGCGTGTTTGTCGGCGCAGGCACGCCCGAAGGGGTGGTGGTGGCGGACAAAGGATCGATATACCTGCGCACCGACGGGGGTGCGAGCACATCTATTTACATCAAGACCGCTAACGCGGGCCTTGCAACCGGGTGGACGGCGAAATGACCTACGAAGAATTGCTCGCGCAGTGGACGGCGGGTGGTGGCCGGTTTGTCGATACGATGACGAACGAAAACGGCAGCATCGTTCCCGGTTACTACGACAACGGCAGTAGCGGGTTGCTGATGGGGCCGGGCGGCATTACGTCCCTGACGCAGAACTCCGGCGGCACTCCGGGCGGGTTGGATGTCGGCACGTTCTACGGTGCAGGCGGCGGCTCCAGCCCGTTCCAGTACCAGCAGCCCGAGCAAGACATCACCCGCGAACTCGGCTTAGGGATTGTCGGCGGTGCCGCGCTTGGCGGGCTTGGGCTGGCTTCTGGCGCGTTCGGCGCTGGCGCTGCTGGCGCCGCCGCCCCCGCTGCCTCGCAGGCTGGCGCTCTGACGGGCGCGG